ACCCTTATGGCCTCTGTACGTGGCTTATTAGCGCCTTACTTAAACCCTAGCGCGATGGTCGGCTAATGCCAGTACCTATAACTACGCTACGTACAACGATAGCCACAGCTTTAACTAGCGCGGCGTGGAGCACCTTTGCCTACCCACCTAGCAATTTATTAGCCAATAGCGTAATTGTTGCTCCGGCTGATCCGTATTTAACGCCGAGCAATAATTCTTACGCCACTATTGCGCCTATGGCTAATTTCAAAATTATTATGACCGTGCCAATGTTTGATAATGAAGGCAACCTAACAGGCATAGAAAACACAATAGTAGCCGTGTTTAATCTATTGGCGGCTAGCTCTATAGTTTTTAACGTTAGTGCAATATCTGCCCCTAGCGTTTTAAGTGTTGCCAGCGGTGATTTACTAACGGCAGATATGACAATCAACATACTAAGCAGCTGGACATAGGAGATATAAATGGCACTTACAGAAGAAGATAAAGCCTTTTTAATTAAGATAGGGCAACACTTGCCTACCGAGGTTAAAGAAAACAAACCAAAAGAAACACCTACAGAAAAGGACGAGGCGTAAGCGATGGCTATAATTTTATCAAACGGGGTAGTAACTACGCTCAACTCTGTAGTATTGAGTGATCACGTAACGAGCGCGACAATTAATAGAAGTTTTGAAGAGCTAAACGTAACGGCTATGGGCGATTCTGCCGTGAAATTTGTCAAAGGCCTAGAGTCCAGCACCATAACTTTAGACTTTCTAAATGATGATTTAGCTAGTGGCGCAGGATCAGTACGAGCAACCTTGCAAGCTGCTTGGGGTACTACTGTGCCTATCACAATGAAGCAGACTAGCGCCGTAGTATCAACGACTAACCCACTATATAGCACTACTATTTTGGTAAATAATACTACCGATATAAACGGTAGCCCGGCAGATATTAGTACTCAATCAATTACATTTACTTGTAATTCAGCAATCGTAATTACAACTGCACCATAACCAACAAACAAAGGGGCTAGCACAATGGTTAAACTAAAGATTACAAGGGCTGACGGTTCGGTATCTGAGCATCAGATAACGCCGCGTATCCAGTGGGCCTTTGAGCTATACGCTAAAAAAGGATTTCATAAATCTTTTAGAGATGATGAAATGCAAACCTCGGTTTTTTGGTTGGCTTGGGAGTGTTTAAGAAGTAGCGGTGAAGAGGTTAAACCTTTTGGCGCTGAGTTTTTAGATACTTTAGCAAAGGTGGATGTGTTAGAGGATGACCCTTTGGAGTAGTGGGGCGTGATTCTTTCGGTTATCAGATATGCCAGATATCCGTAGAAACCGGGATACCGCCCCAGTACCTCTTAGATTTAGATAGCGCAATGTTTGCCAATTTAATAAAGGTACTAAACGATAGAAGTAAGGAGATGCAAGATGCCCAGCGTAGAAATAAGAGGTAATACAGACCTACGCAAAGCATTACGCCGTTTTGCACCTGACCTTGATAAAGAGCTACGCCAAGAATTAACCAGAGCGTTAAAGCCTGTAGTAAAACAAGCTAGGGGTTTTGTACCTGCTACGGGTGAGATTATGCGCGGATGGCAGCCACGATCCTTTAGTGAAGCCCGGTTTCCATTTTATAATTCACAGGTAATTACTAGGGGCATAGGATTTAGTACAAGCGTAAGCAAGCCCAACAAAAACGGCTTTACCTCAAATGCAGAGATATTTAATAAATCAGCTGCAGGGGCTATTTATGAAACTGCCGGGCGTTTAGGCCACCCTCAACCTTGGGTAGGTCCTAAAGCAGGGGGCAATAGTAAAAAGGTAAGTAGGTCAAATTGGCAAGGGGCAGGCCAACAGTTTATAAATAACCTAGATAAAAATCCTCTTGTCTCTAGCCTTGCAGGCAGGGGCCGTTTAATTTTTAGAGCCTGGTCGCTTAACAGAGGTTTAGCCGTAGGTATTGCTATGAAGGCTATAGATAAAGCAACCACTACATTTTATGCTAGAGCCAATTCCAACACCTTAAATAAGGCTGCCTAATGGCTGAAAACGCTAACGTAAATATAAAGTTAAACTCTAAAGCCGACCTAAAGGGTTTTAAGCAAGTAGAAACTGCTAGCCAAAAACTTAACAAAAGTGTTAAAAATCTAGCTGGTAGTTTTGGTATTGCTTTTGGTATTGCCGCCGTAGTGCAATTTGGCAAAGCTGCAGTTAAAGCTTTTTCAGAGGATGAAAAATCTGCAGTACGTTTAACTAGAGCTGTAACTAACTTGGGTATTGGCTTTGCTAACCCTGGCATTACTAAATTTATAGCGGAGATGGAAAGGTCCTCAGCTATTGCCGATGACGTTTTAAGGCCAAGTTTTCAATCCCTATTGACTACTACAGGATCACTTACCAAGTCTCAAACATTATTAAACGATGCCATAACAATTAGCCGAGGCTCAGGTATAGATTTAGCAACTGTCACAGATGATTTAAGTAAGGCCTATACAGGACAAACTAGAGGCCTTATAAAATACAATACAGGTTTAACTAAAGCAGAGTTACAAACCAAAAGTTTTAACGACATATTAGCTGTATTACTTAAACAATCGGCAGGGGCAGCCCAAGATTATCTAGGCACTACGGCTTTTAAAATGGATTCTTTATCTATCGCTACTGGCAATGCCGCCGAAATTCTAGGCGGTGGTTTAGTAGATGCTTTTGCAGTTATTGCAGGTGGAACAGAGGCAACCGATGCTGCAAAAGCTATAGAAGGAATAGCCAAGGCTTTTAATAAAGTAACTTTAGGCGTGGGTACCGCTATAGGCGGTGCTACCAATTTCTTTACAACTCTAAAGAATTTACCTAAAAATATATTTGGTGGCTTTGCCGGGTCGGCCCTGGGCGTAACGCCTGTAACGCCTAAAACTACTAAGGCGATGACTTCAAAAGAAAAGCAAGCAAAGTTATTAGCCGATTTAGAAAAGGCCTCAATAAAGCGTAATAAGGAATTAGCCGCGTTAATTACCCTACAAGCTAAAAAAGCCCAAGATGCGCTTAAAGCCAAGAAAGACCAGGCAGCTTTAGACAAAGCTGGGCTAGCCTTATTAAAGGGTGCCGATGTTTTCGATATGGATAAAATCTCGGTACAAGCTGCTTTACTAGCTAAAGGCCAAGAGCTTAATAAATTAGGGGCTACAGGCTCAGAAACCCAGCGCTTACAAATTGCCAATGACTTAGTGCGTTTGACAATCAAGCAGGATATGTTCAAATTAGAAGATGCCATAGCCGCTAAAGACGTTGCAGGATCAACAGCCCTAGCAGAAAAACTTAATAAAGACTTAATGATTTTAGGGGTGCTTGGCGGTCAAAATGTTAAACTGCTTGAAATTAACAAAATTTTAGAATCTTTTAAGCCTGTTGATTTAATTAACTTACAAAACCTTAAAGATGCCCTAGCCCTTTTAGCTGCTATTACTGGTACGCAGGCAGTAGCTAAAGTGCCAAGCCCCACAATACCTAAGACAAGTTACGTGCCACCCGATGCTAAAACAGTATTAGATATTTTAGGCCAAGCTAGTACTACAAGGATGCCTAGCCCAGAGGATAGGGCCGCTATTTTAGGCCAAGCTGATATTTACACCCCACCCAATGCGGCACAAAGAGGCGGCATATTCGGCACTACGCCAACGCCTAACATAACTATTAGCGCCGGAGTTATTGCTAGCCCGGATGAGTTTGCAGCTATCGTACAAAAGGCAGTACAAAACGCTAACAGGTTCGGCAATAACTTAGATTTTGCCGGGGCTATACGATGACCCTACCCGTAGTAAATGCCACAATAAATTTTAGCACCGGACCCCAGACGGCCCAAGCAATGATTTTAGATACTGGGTTGCTAGACACTAACATTTTAGCCGATGCTGTATCGGTCATTGTCGATGTCTCTAACCAGGTAGATTACATAACTACTAAACGAGGCCGACAAGCTGAAGCAGACCAATTTCAAACAGGCACTTTAACTATGCGGATCGTGGACCAAAACGGGGATTTCAACAGCCAAAACGTAAATAGCCCCTACTATTCTTTATTAAGCCCGATGCGTAAAGTATCTATAACTGCTACCTATGCCTCTGTTACCTATCCTGTTTTTAGTGGGTTCATTACCAGCTATACAACTACTACACCACAAAATGCTACCGATGTAGTTTATACAACTATTACAGCTGTAGATGCTTTTAGGTTAGCTCAAAACGCGCAGATTTCTACGGTGGCTGGAACCAGCGCCGGACAATTAAGCGGTGCCAGGATCAATAACTTGTTGGACGTTATAGATTGGCCTGCCTCTATGCGCGATATAGATGCTGGGCTAACTACTATGCAGGCAGACCCCGGCACAGCTAGGACAGCCCTAGCAGCTATGCAGACGGTAGAGACAAGTGAGTACGGGGCGCTGTATGTAGATGCCTCTGGCAGCTTTGTTATGCAAGATCGCACAGTTACTACTAGCTCGGTATCGGCTACGCCTGTAGTTTTTAACGATGACGGCACGGGAATTAGTTATAGCAATGTTTTTTGGGTGCTAAACGATGTCCTTGTGTACAACGAGGCCAACATAACGCGCACGGGCGGTAGCGTACAAACTGCTACTAATCAGGCAAGCATAGATAAATACTTTTTACATAGTTACAACCAACAAAACTTACTAATGGAAACCGATGCCGTAGCTTTGCAATATGCCCAAGCCTACGTAGCAAGCCGAGCAGAAACTAGCGTAAGAGTGGATGCCGTTTTACTAGACCTCTACACAGATAATTATAATTTAGGCATCATTGCAGCTTTAAGCCTAGATTATTTTGACCCTATAACCATTACAACTACTCAGCCGGGTAGCTCTACTCTTACGAAAACTTTGCAGATATTCGGCGTGGCTATGAGTATTAGCCCTAACCAATGGAAGGTAACATTTACCACGTTAGAGCCTATTATCGATGGGTTCATTTTGGATTATTCAGAGCTGGACACAGGCGTTTTAAGCTACTAAAGGAGATAAGATGAGTAAGCAGGTATTTACCGTAGGCCAGGTATTGACGGCGGCAGAAATGACCACCCTACAGGCCAACGATTATAACCAGACCGTTAGCGCAAAGGTTGCTAGCTACGTGTTAGTAGCTGCCGATGCTGGTACTCGTATAACTATGAGCAACGCTAGCGCCACTACGGTAACTGTTAATACAGCTCTATTTACTGCAGGCGATACTTT